CTCCCCCCACTATCCGTAAAATAATATTCACCAGAAAACCAGCTCTGACCTGCGGTTATGTTAATTTATAGATAACCAATAAAAGATTTATTTATTTACCCCTTGAAACACGCCGACGCTCAAGACCCCTATATAAGTATAGGGCGAAATATATTGAGCCCCCAAAGGCAGGCTCTAAGCCTGCCAATAAGTACTTATAAGCATAAGTGGGGATACTTCTGTCCAGACCCCTGTGGACCCCTACAGGCACTGGAGGAACGTTGGAAAGACAATTGGCACCAGAAGAAGCCAGAAAAGAACTTATCCTATTGGTGCGCCAAGGGCGCACAATCGTTGATGGTTTAAAAGTTATTGGTAGATCTAGATCTTGGTATGACACCCAACGCCGAGAAGCCGAGGGCTTCTCAGCTTTAATAGATAATGCTCGGTTTAGAACACAGGACCTTGCCGATGAGGCTCGGTCTAACTTATCTGATTTTGCAGAGTTCTCTGAAAAGTATCTTGGTACCAAAGTACCACTTCACATGCTTAATGTGGTATCCATGTTGGAAGGTAGAGATCCTTCTTGGTTACATGATTCCATGGTTTATGAAAAGGGATCGGCGGGCTTATCCCGCCTCTTGGTAAACATACCCCCTAACCATGCTAAGACCATGACTATAACAATTAACTATGTAACCTACCGAATAGTTAAGAATCCTAATATCAACGTCATGGTTATATCCAAGACACAGGAACAAGCAAAGAAGTTTTTATATGCGATCAAGCAACGCTTGACGCATCCTCGGTACGCTGACCTTCAGGTAGCCTTTGGTCCAGCCGATGGATATAAAGCAACCGCCGACCAGTGGTCGGCTACTAAGGTATACCTTGGTGGCGATGTACGTGAGTCAGATGCTAAAGACCCAACTGTAGAAGCTATAGGAATGGGCGGGCAGGTTTATGGTAACCGTGCCGACTTAATAGTTTTAGATGACGTGGTCACTCTGAGTAACGCTTCAGAGTGGGCTAAGCAACAAGAATGGATCAGGCAAGAAGTTGCCTCTCGTCTCCCACCTGGAGGCGGTCAACTCTTGGTAGTTGGTACCAGAGTCTCAGCAGTTGATCTATATAAAGAATTAAGAAACCCAAGCCACTACACCGATGGTGTATTACCTTGGTCATATTTATCGATGCCTGCGGTCTTAGAATACGCAGACGATCCTAAAGACTGGAAATGTCTATGGGAAAAATCCGAACAACAACTCACTGACGATGATATCCCAGATGAGAATGGTTTGTTTGATCGATGGACAGGACAGCGTCTAACGGCTGTCCGTAACGAGGCAGGACCATCTAAGTGGTCACTGGTTTACCAGAACCTCGATATTGCGGAGAATGCAATCTTCGACCCGATGTGCGTCAGAGGCGCAGTAAATGGAATGAGAAAATCGGGTGCATTGGTTGCAAGCGCAGCAGGTCATCCTGAGAACTCTAATAACTTTTTTAGAGTCATTGGTATAGATCCAGCAATGTCTGGTGATACCGCTGCTGTTGCTTATGCGGTTGACCGCAGGTCACATAAACGCTATATCATGGACGTTCACGTCATGACGGCTCCTACACCTGCAGCAATCCGTTCTCTTATCAAGGAGTGGACCGATGCGTATAAACCGCATGTGGTCATTGTGGAATCAAATGCCTTTCAGCTTTTCCTTACACAAGACGAAGAGATTCGTAACTTCCTGTCAACACGAGGAGTTAACTACAGACCTCATTACACAGGAAATAATAAACAGGATCCCGAGTTCGGCGTAGCCTCACTCGCTCCTTTATTCGGCACCATTACTAAGCGGGATGGTGTCATGAATAACTTTAAGCATGCTGGGGATAATTTAATTGAATTACCAGATAGCTCAAAGAATGAACACGTAAAGAAGTTAATCGAACAACTTGTAACCTGGCAACCAGGAGTACAAGGTAAGAAGCTCAAGATGGATGCCGTGATGGCATTATGGTTCTGTGAGATCGTAGCAAGAGAAACTTTACTTACCTCGAATAATGTACCTAACTTTTTAAATAATCAATTTACTCCTAGAAAAGATATTGAATCAAGATACATTATTAACTTAGATGACTTAGCTGCAGCGCAGCGGACAGCGAGATTGTGACTTAATGAAAGATTTACAACAAGCCTTTGAGCAATTAAAAGCTCGTAACTCCGAACGTGATAGACGTATGCGTGAGGTTGCATTAGTAAGAGCGGGACAGGCTGATCAAGTATTCCAAGGATTATTTCCTGAAGGAGTATGGTCACGTCCTATCATCGCTAACCTTATTGATGTTGTTGCTCGAGATGTCTCTGAACAAGTCGGTGTTCTACCTACCATTACTGCTGCTGGGGATTCATCATTAGATGACAACCAGCGTACCAAAGCTGACAAGCGTACAAAGATTGCTAACTACTATGTAGCAGCATCAAGGCTTGGTACGGAGTTACTGCGTGGCGCAGATCAACTAGCAACATACGGTTTCGTTCCTATTAGAGTTGAACCAAACTTTAAAGATAAGAGACCACACATCCATATTGAAAACTCTATGGGTGCATACTTTGATCAAGATCGTTTCGGTGTTGTAAATGTATACGCTCGCTTATATCACCGTAAGGCGGGTGATTTAGCAGCACACTTTCCAGAGTATGCAAGTCAAATATTACAGTCTGGTGCATATACTCGTGGTGATGGTAACTCATTACTACAGGTTGTTCGTTGGACAGATAAAGAAAGAACAGTTTTATTTTTACCAGATCGTGGAGGTTTAGTTCTTGCGACGACACCCAACAAGACAGGTACGGTTCCAGTTGCGATTGCTCAACGTCCTTCACTCGATGGCGAAGCCAGAGGACAATTTGATGACGTCTTGCCAGTGTATGCAGCGAAAGCAAGACTTGCGCTTCTTACGATGGAGGCTGTTCAAAAATCTGTTGAAGCTCCTCTTGCTCTTCCCAATGATGTTACTTCTCTATCCATTGGTCCTGATTCGGTCATTCGTTCGAACAGTCCTGAGAAAATTCGTAGGGTTAATCTAGACGTACCTCAATATGCTTTTGCTGAGAACAATGTTCTAGCAGATGAAATGAAATTAGGAACTCGCTTTCCTCAAGCTCGTGCAGGACAAGCAGAAGGTTCAGTTGTTACAGGTCAAGGTGTTAAAGCACTTATGGCTGGATATGATTCTCAAGTTAAAATTTACCAATCAATCCTTGGCGAAGCAATAGGTCAAGCAATCTCATTTGCATTTGCAACTGATGAAGCATACTTCCCAGAGTTAAGTCGTGAAGTATCTGCAACAGCCAACGGAGTTCCATATAAATTAAAATACAAGCCAAGTTCAGATATTAATGGTAACTATGGCGTAACCGTTGAATACGGTTTAATGGCAGGTTTAGATCCTAACCGTGCATTGGTATGGGGTCTACAAGCAAGAGGAGATAAATTAATTTCTCGAGGAATGTTGCGTCGCAACCTTCCTATCTCACTAAATGCTGGTGAAGAAGAGAGAGCAATTGACATTGAAGAGATGCGTGATTCCCTTAAGGCATCCGTATCTTCTATGGCTGCTGCAATTCCACAAATGGTAATGCAAGGTCAAGATCCAATGAAGATTATTGAAAAAATGGCAAGTGTAATTAATGATCGCAAAAAGGGTGTAGCCCTTGAAGATGCGGTTTCAAATGCATTTAAACCAGAACCAGCACCAAAACAACAACCAGCCGAACCAGGAATGCCAGAAGTACCAGCAGCTCCTGAGCCAATGGCTGGTGGTCAAGCACCACAACTTCCACAAGGTAGACCAGCAATGCAAGAACTTCTTGCAGGTTTAACTGGTGGAGGAAGTCCAAATCTATCAGCGAGAGTTACTCGTCAAATACCAGCATAATAAGGAGAAACAAATGTTCGGAAAACAAGGAAAATCAGCTAAGGCACCAGTAGGTACAGCCATTATGGGCAAGAAGCCAGCAGGCAAAATAGTCGGTGGCGGAATGGTAAAGCAAGGCGTTACACCTAAAGGCATTAAAGGCAACAACAATAAAGTTAAGTAAATTTTCTATATAAATTAAGGATACCCATGGCAACCAAAAAAAGACCTACAAAGTTTAGGCAAGGTCGCAGACAAGGTAAAGTCGATGCTAAAAAAGTCTTTCAAGGTGCTGCCAAGGCAGGACTAAAAGACAAAGATCGTTTTACTAAATTCTCTGCTGATGATATTGAAGCACTTAATGAAGTAAAAAAGGAAGCTAAAAAAGGTTATATTACCGACGACAAAGGTAATAAGATTAGCGTTAAGCCTACTGAAACTTCACTCGAGCGTATTGCTCGTGATCGTGCTGCTGCCAAAGCAGAGGCATTAAGAATGTTTCCTTATGATGAGGCTGAATTAAAAGCCATGTCTAAGTCTGATCGTGCTGCTGCAGAAGCTGCACAAAAAAGAATATCTGAACCTAAAGCATCATCATCAGGTAAGCCAGAAGGTAGAACTGCATCATCAGCCCAAAAGGTTCGTAGTGGTGTAACTGTTAATGAACCAAAGTCACAAGGTTACAAGGTTGATAAAGATGGTAATAAAATTAAAGAACCTAAACCTAAAGGATTTAAAACTGTAAAAACTGCAGGTGCTGCTAAAAAAGCTGCAGCAACAGAATCTAAAAAGATGGAAACAGTAAAGAAAAAAACATTACCAGTTTCTAAAAAAGGTTTTGCTGCAGGTAAAGAACTTAATGCAGAAGGTAAAGCCATGTACGACAAGTTTATTAAAGAAGGCATCAAACCTAAGTCTGCACTTAACAAAGCTTTATTCCGTCAGGAAAAAGGAGCAAAGGTAGCAGCTAAAGCTGCAGGACCTATTGCTACAGCAGCCAAGTCTGCTGCTTCAAAAGTTAAGAAGCAAGGTCCAGTTACTAAAGGACAAATGGGTAAAGTTGCCAAGGTAGTAAATTATGATCCAAAAACTAAAATGGGAACAACTCGTCCAGAAGGTTTAACTCCAAAAGTACGCAAAGAAATTCAAGCAAAGTATGATGCTACAAAAACATCTACAGGTAAAGAACTTGTTTTACGTCCTAAGCCAGGTGCAGTTGTTGCTACTAAAGCATCATCATCTGCTAAGAAAAAGTTTACTGCTAAAGGTGCAGCACTAGGTGCTGCTAGGTTTGCAGGCAAAGCGGTTACAGGAAAAGTTGGAATGGCTTTAACTGCTGGTGCTTTATTAGGTAAACCAATATTACAGGCACTAACAAAAGATCCACAAGCGGGTAAGAAAAAATCTACTACAACTACTCCTACAGTTAAAAGCCGTAGTAACCAACCACGTATCACTGGTCAAGGTAAATTTATTGGTGTAGGTGCTGGTGGTTCTACTTATAAAGTAAATGCTGGAGATACATTATCTGGTATTGCTAAGAAGTCTGGCGTAACTCTTTCAGAGTTACTGGCAGAAAACAAGAAAATTAAAGATCCTAAAAAGATCTACAGGAATACATCAATCAAGATCCCATCAAAAGGCAAAGTGCCTACTGGCGGTTATGCAGGTCCTGTTCCGTATCGTCCTAAAAAGAAGTAGGTAACTTATGTCAATGGTTAATCCTGCTGCTGTTCCTATGCCTGGACCTATGTCTAATCGAAGTGACTTACCTCCATCACAGGGAGCTAAGCGATTACCAAATCCAGAGTATGGTGAGCAACAGCAATTTTTAGCAGAACAAAAATCTGCACCTATGGCTAAAGCAGAAAATCCTCTAGCAGGCATAATCCCATTAGGTGCGGAAACCCGCAGACCAAATGAATTTGTTACTGCTGGAGTCGGTGGTAATACTCCTGGTCCAGGTAGAGAAGTGCTTGGTTTAAAATCTTCATCCGATACACAGGTTGAAGATTTAACAATGATATCTAAATACCTTCCATTGATGCAGAGTTTTGCTGATTCACCTAACTCAACTGGAACTATGAAAGCATTTACTAAGTATTTAAAAAGTCAAATAGATGAAAATATTTAAAAAATTTGAAGAGAATCTTGAGTATCTGGGTTTTGAATTAGCACCAGTTGCTTGGGATTTAGCACGATTTGATTTTGAATCAGATGATGATCGTCTTGCGTTATTAGAAGAATTAACTGCTGGAAGGGAAATTAATACTGATGGGTCTATGGGATGACTGGAGAGCTGAAACAGGAACAACCGCCGTACCTAACCCTTTAAGCAGAGTTAATGAATTTAAAAAAGAACAATTAGATAAAACTGCTGTAGGTAAAGTAGAAGAAAAAGTTGGCGGAGCACTTGTCAGTGGAATAGAAAAAGCACAAGCTAGTCGATTCGCTCCAATAGTTAACCCAGCACTTAATGTGATGCAAGGTATTGGCAATGTGGTTAGTGCTGTTACTCAAACAGTAGCAACACCTTTCCTTGCTGGCGAAGCAGCACGTCAAGGTCAAACAAAAGGATTCGTACAAAGTTTTAGATTTGCTAGAGAGCAAGCAAAAAAGATTTCAATGGGTCAGGCTATTGCTACCCAAGTTGGTCAGACAGTTGGTGCATTTTTACCAGATCAAATTACACCAACATTTATGGACAAAGACTTTAACGTCTTTGATGATAAGAAAAGAAACCAAGCATATAAGAATGAGTTTCTTGGTTGGATTGCATCAGGTGGTACTGACTTAGGTGCTGCATTATTAGGATCAAAAGGTCTTGGAGTTGCAGTTAGATCAGGTAAGACAGCAGCATTAGGTTCTGAAGTAATTAAAAACCCAGCAGCTCAGGCTGCATTTAAACAAAACTTAGAAGATACAGTTGCATGGGCTGCTCGTAATGATGGAACTCCTGCTCCTACAGGGTTAGCCAAACTAGTAGATGATGCAGTTAAGACAAGAGATGCAAGTAAGATTATTTCTAACCCATTAGTATCTAATGGTTTTAATCCAAATAGATCTGCCACAATTATGTCTCGTATTGATAACCATAGAGATATGGCTGACTATCTTTTAGCAGAGCGTGGCGATAAATTAGCTTTTCAAAGATTATATACAAAATCTCCTTTGTTGGCTGATCACTTAGATAACTATGGAATGAATAATGTAAATCCAATTTCGGATCTAACTAAATTTCATACAGAGGTTCTTGACCCTAAGCTTGCGCCTAGACTAAAAGATGTTCTTAATGATAAAGCAGGACGAGATAGAGAACTTAAGTATGCTTTAGAAAGTTTTAAGAACGATGTTAATGTTGGAATAGCATCAAGTTACCAACCTGGCAAGTATGCCTCCATTGAGTCAGTTAAACTTGCTAAAGAAAAACTTAAGCTTCAGGCTAAGTTTGGTGATATAAAGTTATTTGGTAAAGACGGAGATAACGGTTGGCGTACCAAGGTTTACCAATCAAATCCATATGATCGTGTTATTCGTACTATTGCTTGGGTAGGCTCAGGTCGCCCACAAGGAATGATTAACATATCAAACCCACGTAAGTACGAAGCGGTAATGGATGTACTCTCAGATTTAAATCGTCTACAGATTCTTCGTGGTGCTGAAGGTACTGACTTTAAACGCAAGATGGTATCTAGGTTTATAAATGCCCAAGATGATACCCAACGTGCTATTGCTTTAGATTATATAGAGCAACAGGTTATGTTAAAACTTGCAAAGTTTGCTGGTGCTGCAGATGTTACAGATATTAGAACTACTGCTGACCAAATAAAATTAATTACTGATTGGCATAAAGCAACCAGTGGTCGTAGGCAATCTATCAAAGAGTATGCCTCAAAAAATGGATTTATTCCAGATGAAAATGGCGGAATTAACACAGGTAACTTTGTTATTCAAGCAAATGAAGCATCAGTTATTCCAATGCTTGACTTCCGCAAACTAGAAATAGAAATTATATTAAACTCTAAAAGAGTTTTGGGTGAAGCATCCCCAATTACCGCAGGTCAAGTTAAAGGTGCTAGAGCAACTAAAGTTGCTATGGGAACTGGTGAGTTATTAGACTTAGCTAACGCTACTTTTAGTAATTTAAACTTAATTCGTGTTGCTTATATTCCAAAGAACTCAATGCTTGATCCATTTGCTAGAGCAAGTATGGCTCTTGGTAACTTAAGTCTACTTAAAAACATAGTTCCAGGTACTGCAAACTTAGTTCATAATACAAGTTTAAGAGTTGATTCAGCAAAAAGATTTATTCCAGGGTCTCCATCTAATCATGCTCGTAAGATGGAAAAGCAAGCCCAAAAAGAAATGGATATTTTAGCTGTTGAATTAAAGCCAGTCGTTGAAAGATGGCGAGATGCACAAAAAGCTGTAGACGAAGCAGAAAAAAACTTTAATACTGCTACCGCAGCACAAGCAAAAGCTGAAGCAGCCTTGCGTGGTGCAAGTAAAACCAAGAAAGCAGATCTAACTGCTGCTAAAAACAATGCAGACTATCAAATGTTTTTGGCTCAAAAAGCTTTTTTAGAGGCACAAGATTCGTTAACCAATAGTGCTGACATGGTAAATGGTATGTCTTCTGTTATGAAGAAACATCGTGATGTCTTAACTACCGCTGCAACCAAAAGAGCAGAATTAAAAGACTATAAATATTTAGGACAAGATGCAGAGATCCTAGAAGTTGGTGGTGTTAAGTACACTATTGATGGTTTAGCAGATCCCAACATACGTGGAGCAAGTGCTTATCTTGCTGAAATGGATACTGCTGCAAATTTTATCCAAGCACAATCTCAATCTCAGATATCTCGGCAAATAAAATCAGCAGGTGTCGGTTTTGTAAAGATTTCTCGCAACGAAGTTAAGCCTTATATGAATGCTTTAACCCATGTAGCGAATCGTCAGATTCGTAATGAGTTAGATTTACCAGCAGGAATGCTCTTCAGGGGAGATTCAGCACTTGATGTAGTTAGATGGATATTTAAAGACCCTAAAGGTCTTGAATATCGTATGCGTATGCAATCTAGAATACCAGAAGCTAACACTCAAGAGTGGTGGTTAAACTGGGCTACTGCAACTCAAGATAAAATGTTTAAAATGTATCCAGATCCTAATCTTCGTAAGATTATTCTTGATAGAAACGTTAGTGTTGATGAAGTAACAGCAGCGTTAAAGAATAGACCAGATCTATTAGATGAAATTAATGGACCAAACATTGATTTAGCAGATCTTAATAATCTTGAACGAGGAATTATGGGAGTCCAAAGCGGTATTGACTCAGCTTGGAGAATTTTAGCTGCTTCTGAAAATAGAATGGTTCGTAATCCACTCTTCCTTACTTACGTAAGAGAAGAGATGAAAGAACTTATTGCAGCAGCACAGAGAAATGGTATTAACCCAGCACAGGCTACGGTAAATAACCAATTTCGACAGATTGCCTACCGTAAAGCTACAACTCGTGTAGAGCAAACCTTGTATTCTTCACGTCGTTTAAGTAATGGTATGTATGCAGCACGATTTGCAATGTCTTTCCCTCTAGCATTCTTTAACTCACAGGCTGTGGCTCTTCGCCTTATGGCAAAGAACCCAATGAATGCTTATTGGTATGGAACTATTGCCAATGCTTTTGATAACTTTGAAAGTTATGAAGATGATGAGGGTAATACCTATAAGTCTATGAAAGATGTACCTGCAGGTACCAATGTAACTGTTAAGTATCCAATACCTTATGGTGATAAGTTGCCAAAGTCTATTAAAGATTCACTTAAACCTTTTACTGACTCTCGTGGTGGTGGATTAAAGTGGAATCCAAAGCAAATGGAGTTCATGATTGCCGACCCAAGCGTGTCTTGGTTTGGTGGAGTTACATTATCTGAACTTATTAAGAATGGATTTACTGCACCAGGTTCATTATGGAAGATTCACGGCGAAGATATATCTGAAGGATTAAGAAATACCTTTGGTGATGACTTCTATGAGAATAGCTTGCTTTATGCTGGTTATCCAATTGAAGGTAAGAACATTTTTGAGACTACAAAGAACGCTATTCTTCCTGCTTATTTACAGTCTGCAATTGATTCAGGTAAAATCCCTGGGTTTAAGAGTGAGCGTTTCGCTGATGATGTAAACATGTTCTTTAGAGTTCAATACTCTGAATGGGATCGTAATGGTCGTGTAGGTAGTCCACCTAACATGGATACTGCTGCTAAAGCAGCAGGAAATATGTCATTCATTAGATCTATAGTGCAATTTATTGCACCTATATCTACAACATTTGACCCAGTAACTAGGGCTGCAACTCAATACTATAGTGACTTAGTAACACAATACAATGGTGATTACGACAAGGCTCAAGAAGTATTTGTTAAAGACTTTGGTGTAGATGGTTTAGCATTTATCGGATCTAACCGAAAGAACATAGCAGGAGTAGCAGCAAACCTATCTGATATTAAGATGCTACGTAGTAATCCAGAGTTATTAGAGAGTATTGGTAGATACAATACCAAGTTTGCTCAGATGCTATCTACTGGTTATGGTGATTTAACGGATGAGTACTCAACCGAGGTCGCTGCTATATACAAGAGATTAAATTTTCCTGGTGGATACAACTCACCATTGACTCAGCAAAAGAGTTCTGAAGAAGTAAGAGCATCTGTTGAGGCAAGACGTGGTTGGTATGAATATGACAAACTTTCCAAGTGGAGAGATGCCATGATGTATCAGTATGGTATTAAATCTACATCAGAAGCTAGATATGAATCTACTGGTATACAAGCAGAGTTTAATCGTATCGTTTCCAACATTGGTACCGAATTTAAAGGTTGGGCTGACGAGCGTCAGCAAGGTCAAAAAGATTTTTGGAATGTAACCGTTCCAGTAATTGAAGAGATTATTAATAATCAACAATGGATGAATCATTCTAGTAAGCAAAGTAATAAATGGAATGAGATCTCTTATTACTTACAAGAGATTAAACAATGGAAGAAAGAGTATGACTTAGTTATGAATGATCCTCGTCGTGAAAGAGATTTAAAAACTAGATTATCTCAATTTCATTTTGATTTCTTACAAGTAGCATCAGATGATTTTGATACATTCTCAGCAAAATATTTTGAAAGCATGCCTCAACTAAATCCAGATTCGGCGGTAAACAGATAATGGCAGTCGGCGACGCAAACAATAACGGTATACCAGATGTTATAGAATCACCTCAGTCATTAAACACATCATTAACTCCAAGCCTTAGCGGTAGAACAAATCCAATATCACTTCCTGGTGTTGATGGTGGAGTTACTATAGATGAAGGAAAAGCTTGGTTTAAGTTTCTTAAAAATAACAACAAGCAACGTTATAATGAAATGATTGCTGAGATAGTTGCAAGAGGTGTTCCTAAATCTGCAGCAGCTAAAGTCTGGGGCGATGCTCTTGAATGGGTATCATCAATTGGTTCTCCAAGTTCTTTCCCAGAAGATTATTTTGATATCTTAGATCCATCAGATTACCAAGGTGCTACCAAGAAATATGGAACCACTAAACAACGTGATGAGCGTGTAACTCAATACAGCCCCTCTGGCGCAGCACAAATAGTTTCAGATACTATGGAACAAGAGCTTGGTCGTACCGCCTCTGCTAATGAAATAGCAGCAGGTAGAGCAGCGATGAATACTGCTGCTATGAAAGAGCCAGGAATATTTGAGGGAACTACAACTACATCTCCTGGTGGTAAAGGATTTGAATTAGGTCAAAGCGTAACTAAAGGAACTCAAACAACTGGATTTGATCCAACTATGTTTGCTCGCAACTTTGCTCGTAGCCAACCAGACTTTGCAGAATCATTTGCTGCTAAGAATTTCTTAAAACTAGTCAGTGGTTTATTAACTGATCCAAATGCAATTGGACAGGTGGTGAGCGATGGCAGATAAATATACCGTTAAGTCTGGTGACACATTATCAAAAATTGCTTCTGCTAATAAAACAACAGTTGCAAAGATAGTTGCTGCTAACCCTGTATTAACCACCAATCCTAAATACAATGGTGGAAATACAATCTTTTCTGGAACTAAGTTAACTCTTCCAACCTCTGTAAATACTTCTAAGCCAGTAGTAAATACACCAGGTATCCCACCAGTAACTGGATCAAGCACTGCTTATAATCCTGGCAGTAACACTGTTGTTGATACAGGCATTTCATCTACAGGTGCCACTCAAATGGATACTTTAAATATGGCAACTTTGCAAGCAAAGTTTGGTGTTGCTGCTGCTGTTATTGGTTCAGATAAAAGCCTTCAAGATGCATTAAATAAAATCCTTGGGCTTGATGGTAGCGGAACTATGATTACAGATCCTGGGTTACAAACACAAATCATTCAGGGAACTACTTGGTATAAGAACCAAACAGATACCCAACGTAAACATTCATATTTCAAAGAGACTAACCCTGGTCAATATGCTGCAGATTTACAGTTAAACGCAAGTAATATTATTAAACAATATGCGGGTAATGGTTTAACCATTACTGCTGCAAATGCTATTACATACGCTGATCAGATGATGCAACAGGCTGTTATTAAAGACGGCAAGGTTGTTAGATATAACCAAGACTTTTTAAATAAGTTAATGGCTGACTCTATTAAGTTTGATACAACAAACACTTTTGAAAGCAACGGCAAGGTTGTTTATGATCTTGATGGAAAGCTTGAAACTATGGCTCAAGCTTTATATGACAGAGCATATGACTATGGCTATCCATCAACTGTATCTAATGCAGGATTTAAGAAGTGGTTTGAAGCATCAATCAAAGGATTAGTTGCTGGCACTCTAAACCCAGAAGATGTTGATAATGAATTAGAACAACGTGCAATGTCATTATTTCCTGGCTTAAAAGATCAGATGCTACGTGGTCAAACATTACGTGAGGCTGCAGATCCTTGGTTAAATACAATTGCCAATACTTTAGAAATCGATGTTAAGTCTTTAGATCTTAACAACGATACTGTCCAACAGGTTCTTAATTTTACAGATGAAAAAGGAAATATAAAACCTATGAATCTTTACAGTGCTAAGAAAGCAGCACGACGTCATCCAGACTTTGATTTTACTGAAACAGCTAAACAAGAAAAGACAAGCATCGGAGCAACAATCCTTAAAGATCATGGGTTCCTAGCATGAGTGCAGCAGACGCAGCAAACTGGGCAAGAACCGTAGGTGCATTTCGTGAAACTTACAATGCAGCAAGTACACCTGCACCTGTTGTACCAAAAGCAGAGGTAAGTTATCGTGTTAAACCTGGTGATACATTAAGTCAGATTGCTAAAGCTAACAACACAACCGTAAAAGAATTGCTTGCTATAAATCCAGCATTAACTAGTAATCCTAAATATAATGATGGAAGAACTATTTTTTCTAATACAAAAATTGTTTTAGAGCCAGCAGTTAAAGCACCAAAAACAACTACATCTTTTGATCCTTTATCTGGAATGACTGCAACATCAACTGCAACATCAACTGAAACAAGCACAGATACTGCTACTGACACTGCAACAAGTACTGCTACATCAACGGCAACTAGTACGGCAACATCAACTGCAACCAGTACTGCTACCAACACCAGCACATCTACTTCAACATTTATTGATCCAGTAACAGTAGCAACCGCATCTGTCAGTGAACAACTCCTTGCATTACAAGCACAGATTGCAGCAATGCAAACCGCTGCAGCAGCAGAAGCTGCTAAGCCAAAGGTTGTTGGTCAGAAAAGTGTACGTAAAACTGGTGGCGTAGTTGAAGTTTATCAAACCATGTCAGATGGTACACAAGGTTCTTTAATAGAGTCATATAAAGATTTTGGTGCTCGTGATTCAGTAATGAAGATGTTTGAAAATACTGGATTAGGTCAAGCATACATTGATTCTCTTATGGAAACAATTGATAAGGTTTATGAAGATAATATAGCACCTACCGATGCACAAGTTTTAAATAGTATTTACAATAGCGGGGCTTACAAGACCCGCTTTGCTGCGAATGAAGCAATTAAAAAGCGTATGGCTGATGGTAAGGGAAGACCTGGAGACAGACTTCTTACACCTTATGAATACATTCAAACTGAAAAAGCTTACGAAGAAATCCTTAAAGAAGCAGGGCTTCCTACAGGATTTTATGATCAGCAAGAAGATTTTACTAACTTTATTGCTATGGGTGTAAGCACAGCAGAATTAACTGACCGAGTTAACATAGCCAGAAATGCTTTAAACAATGCTGACCAAGGTATTAAGACAGCACTTCAAGATTTCTATGGTTTAAGTAATTCAGATTTAACAGCATATCTTCTAGATAAAGATAGAGCAATGAATGTTATTGACTCTAGATTTAAATACACAACTGAAGAAGCTAAGAAGATGTACACCTCTGCTGAGATTGGCGGGGCTGCACTTCGTGCAGGTCAGATGTCTGACAAAGCATTTGCTGAAGAAATCTATGCTGCTGGTAAAGCAGGTCAAGCAGAGTCTGCGTTCCAGACCGCTGCTACACAGCAAAGAGATTACAAACGTTTAATGGGTCTTTATGGTGAGACTAGTAGCGAACAAGATCTTGCTCGTGAAGAGTTAGCTCTTGCTGGTGGTACTGATGTAACCATCAAGAAGAAGAAACTTGCCTCTCAAGAAAGAGCCAAGTTCCAACAGAAATCTGCAATTGATACGGCATCACTTGGTCGTAGATCTAAAACAGCAGACGTATAAATAGTTTCCGTTCCTGATCGACCAGCCCAGGTAACGAGTATAAGTCTGGTAGTCATCACTTCTATGAATCACTTCCCCTAGTGAGGAGTACGTGTGGTGCAAGCCCGATGAGGGTCCAATCAACTAATAGGGAGAAAACGCAATGGCAGAATATACAGAGTACGACTTCGAGGATGACTCTTCGGATTTCGGCACTGATCTAGTAAAGAAACTACGCAAGCAAGTTGATCTACTTTCTAAAGAAATTAAAGAAAGGGATCAAGTTATTGAAGAGTTTCAAACATATAGTCATGAAGCATCAGTAGGAGAAATCCTAGCTGGCTTTGGACTTAGTCCAAAAATCGCTCAGTTCATTCCAGCGGAAATAGAAGCCGATGAGGATAGCATTTCTGAATGGTTAACTGAATACGGCGAAGCTTTTGGAATTACTGCCGTTGATGAGTCAGAAGCTGGTTATGAACCAGATGCTGACGCTCAATCTTTTGAGCAAATATCAGACTTTGAGAATGGTGATATGGACCCAAATGTGGGTCGAGACATCTCTTCACTTATTGCTAACGCAACAAGTCCAGAGGAATTAACCAACTTCTTAAAACGCTGATAGTCCATATCAAACCCTAATAGAAGGAAATTATGCCTACTACCCCAGCAACATCAACCACGACATCAACGATGTCGAACTTGGTGCAGACGGCGTATGATAAGTATATCGAGTTTAACCTTCGATCAGAGCCAATGTTCCGCAAGTTTGCGGACAAGCGTCCTGTCGATGTGACAAACCCTGGTAACACTGTTGTATTCCAAGTCTACACCGATCTATCTCGTGCTACTTCAGCACTAACTCAGACTGAAGATCCAGATGCAGTACAGTTGAGCAACACTAACCGTGTTAACGTAACAGTTAACGAATACGGTAATGCTGTTATCACAACTGAGAAGCTTGCTCTAGAGTCTTTGTCTGCAATTGACCCAGCAGTCGCTGACATGTTGTCTTTCAATATGCGTGATTCACTTGATGCAATTGTATGGAACAAGTTGACAACTCTTGCAACAGGTCGCTTTACAGGAGCATCATCTGCTGATGAGTCCACTTTAAACGGTGAGGACGTTTCTGCAAGCACAACTGCAGCAAACATCACAGCAGCACTTGCTCGTAAAGGCGTTGCAAAACTACGTGGAGCTAACGTATCACCTCGTGATGGTGGCTTCTACACAGCATTTATCCACCCAGATGTGTCTTATGACCTTCGTTCAGAAGCACAATCAAGCGGATCTGCTGTATGGCAACTACCTCATACCTACACTGATGCTGGTGTTGGTAACTTATGGACAGGTGAAATCGGAATCTTTGATCAGATTCGTTATATCGAGACACCTCGTGCAGAATCAATTTCAGGATCTGGTACATCAAAGGTTTTCGCAACTGTTCTTCTTGGTAAGCAAGCTCTTATCGAAGCAGTTACATATGAGCCAAAGACTGTTATCGGTCCAGTAACTGATAAGTTAATGCGTTTCCGTCCTGCTGGATGGAAAGGTCTTCTTGGATGGAACATCTTCCGCAAGGAAGCACGTTACGTCATTAAGACTAAATCAAGTATCGCAGCTTAGTTATAAAGAAGAGGGGCTGGCAACAGCCCCTCTTCACCCAACAACAATAAAAGGAGAAAGCAATGCCAAATGTAGGCGGAATGAAATTTAGTTACTCACCAGCAGGAATGGCTATGGCTAAGAAAGCAGCCAAGAAAACTGGTAAGAAGATGGTAGTAAAACCTGCTATGAAAAAAGCAATGGTTAAGAAAATGGGTAAGAAGAAGTAATGTCATCTAGTGGCACTTATAAACGCCATGATGGTTTCAACCCAATGCAGATTAAAAATGGAATGGTAGTTCGTATAAACAAAGACGGACGTATCAAATCAATACTCGGAAAAGTTGGAGAGTACAAGAAGAATGGACCCAAGGCTTAAAAGAGCAGGCGTATCTGGTTTTAATAAACCAAAGAAAACACCTACCCATCCTAAAAAATCTCATGTGGTTGTAGCCAAGTCTGGCTCCCAAGTAAAGACAATTAGGTTTGGTCAACAGGGTGTATCTGGATCTCCAAAGAAGTCTGGTGAGACAAAGTCTTACCGACAAAGACGCCAGTCTTTTAAAGCCCGACATTCTAAAAACATAAACAAAGGTGTTATGTCAGCAGCATACTGGGCAGATAAGGTGAAATGGTAATGACAAAAATATTCCGTGGACCTACTTATCGCTACAGACTTGGTCGTCCTAATGATCTTTGGTTTGTATCTTATCCAATTGGTAAGAGTGTAATTAAGAATAACGGAACATGGTCAACAGTTGTTGTTCCTAAAGATAGTGATCTAGCCACATACCAACGTGTATTACGTGGTGGGTATGACAATGTTATTACAGACGCTGAAGCTGCTGAGCTAACAGCAGCAGGTTATGGAGATTACATCTGGGATGAGTAACTGTAGATCTGGTTGTAAGACCCAAGACCATGCTAACTGGGGCGAATGTGCAAGAGCAGCAAATTTTAGTATTACAGATCCACTGGCTAATGCCGTATCTAAGCAAGCCAACACAGAATTAAACGCATATAGAAGTGCAAGACAACAAGGTATTCAACCTAGGTCTACAAAGTTGCATGATATCAAGGCTGCTGTTATGGCATCCGATACTTTAGGAAAGGCGGTTCAAGCATAATGGCTACGTTAAATCAATTAACAGAGCAAACGCTTGGTGAAGTTAGTGGTTATGTTAAGAACCAAGAGTCAGTAACTATTACAACTAATACTACAACAGCAGGTGATATATCTATAACTGTAGATGATGCTACTGCTTTAAGTAAAGGTATTGTTGAAATTGATGATGAATTACTATATGTTAAAAAATCTGTGGCAGCATCTGGAACAATTCAAATTTTAGGAACATCGGCAAATCCTTCTGGTAGAGGGTGGCGTTCTACTACTGCCACTAGCCATGTATCTGGATCAGTTGTCAAGAACAATCCTATGTTCCCACGTACTCAAGTTAAGCGAGCAATCCTTGAAACAATTAAAGGAATGAACTTTCCTGTTCTCGCTAATGAAACATTTACATTTAATGGTAGTGATTTTTCTTATGTAATGCCAACTGCTTTAGTAAACGTTACTGGAGTATCTTGGGAACTACCCGATTCTTCAGGAGTCTGGGGCTTAATTAAGCGTTGGAGACTAGATACTAACTATCTATATTCAGGTTCAACTGGACAAGCTTTAATATTAAATGAAGCACCAATGCCTGGAGCAGCAGTTCGTGTTCAATACACAAAGTTCCCAACAACTATTACTGATAACCAAGAGTTAACAGTAAGTGGTTTACCAGCATCATGTGAGGATGTAGTCCGCCTTGGTGCTATGTATCGACTGTTATCAACAGTTGATCCAGGTAAGGTAATTGCTACATCGGTATCTGCTGATGCTTTAGATCAACCTGTTTCAGCAGGTGCTTCTACAAATACAGCCAAGTATATATTCCAGCTTTATACCGTCCGCCTAGCGGAAGAAATAGCAAAACAACAAGACAACTTCCTAAACACTATCCAGTACTCGAGGTAATAAATGCCATCACCGTCACGCTATTATAGTTCGAATGCTGCTAAGACAACTTTAGCGGATTCGATATCTTCTTCAGCAACCAGCTTAACACTGTCTGCTGCATCTAATTTACCTGCACAATATCCTTATACACTGATCCTTGAAAAGGATACAGCGAATGAAGAGGTCATTGAGGTAACCAGTCTTGTAGGTTCTTCCTATCAGATCACACGTAACATTGACTCATCTGGTGCTAAGGCACACGCTGTTGGTGCTAACGTTGAACACGGTGTATCGGCTAGAGACTTTACGGAATCAAGAGCACATGAAGTAGCAACTACTGATGTTCATGGTATATCTGGTGACTTTGTTGGTACTGGTGGCACACAAACACTTACTGGAACAAAGACTTTATCCGCAGCAATTATTACTGCTGCTGGAACATTCAATGCTAATAGCAATAGAATTACAAATGTACCAACAACACCAACAAGTTCTACGGATGCAGTTAACCAAGCATACGTAACTAGCATTTCTGGATCTGCTGCTGCTGCAGCAACCAGCGCAACCTCTGCCTCAACTTCAGCTACATCTGCTGCAGCTTCTGCAACGGCTGCTGCTACTAGCGCAACTTCGGCAGCAACAAGTTTTTCATCTGCATCTACTCAAGCAACCAACGCAGCCACATCTGCTGCATCCGCTGCAGCAAGTGCTACCGCAGCAGCAACTAGTGCAACTAGTGCTGCTACCTCTGTAAGTTCTGCAGCAACACAAGCAACCGCTGCAACTACAAGTGCTACAAGTGCAGCAACCAGTGCGTCTTCTGCATTAACTTCTGCAACCTCTGCTGCTGCTAGTGCTACCGCTGCTGCAACAAGTGCAGCCAGTGCATCAACATCTGCAAGCTCGGCATTAACATCTGCCACAAGTGCTAATGCTTCTTATACTTCAGTTGCTGGTCAAGTTGCATCTGGTCTTGTCAGAGACATGGGAGATATTACATCTGCTGATAACTCTACTGGTACATGGATTTCTTTATCTTCACTTGAAACTAATACACAGGCTTCGGCAACAGCAGCAGCAACTAGTGCAACTAGTGCTGCCACTTCTGCTACTAGTGCTGCATCATCTGCAAGTATTGCAGTATCTTCTGCAGCAACAGCAGTTTCATCCGCAGCAACTGCGGTAACTTCTGCTGCTACGGCAGTAACTTCTGCAGCTACTGCAGTAACTTCTGCAGGTCAAGCAGCAACTAGTGCTACCAATGCTGCTGCATCCGCAGCAACTGCAACTACATCTGCTGGTCAAGCTGCAACATCGGCTGCTTCTGCAGCAACTAGTGCAAGTTCGGCTGCTACTTCAGTTGGATCTGCTTCTACTTATGCAAGCAATGCTTCAACCAGTGCCACCTCTGCTGCTACCTCGGCATCAAGTGCGTTAACATCGCAGACTTCAGCAGCAACCTCAGCATCTTCAGCAGCAACAAGTGCAACCTCGGCAGCAGCAAGTGCTTCTGCTGCAGCAGGTTATATACCTGCTATCTCTGCTGGAGTAAATGGATATTTCTTAACCAATAACGGAACTACCGCTTCTTGGTCCAACCTCTCAGATTGGGGAACACTATAATGCCATTCGCATTCCAACGCCGTAGAGGAACTACGGCACAACACGCAGCCTTTACAGGACTACTTGGTGAACTAACAGTAGATACCGATAAAGATGTTGTAGTAGTACATGATGGATCAACAGCGGGTGGATTCCCTCTTGTTGGTTTAGCAACTACCGATACCCTTACCAATAAAACCTTAACAAGTCCTGCAATAAACACAGCAACTATTGCTGGTGGATCACTTGTTGATGCAACTATCAAAGGGCTAGAAGAAGATATAAATGTTGTGGCTTCTGCTGCAACTGGCACAATTAACTTTGATGTCTCAACTGCTTCTATCTGGTATTACACATCTAACGCAACAGCAAACCATACTCTTAACTTTAGATATAGCAGCTCCGTGTCTCTTAATACTGCATTACCAATAGGAGATACAATTACTCTTGTGTGGCTTAACACTAATGGTGCAACTGCTTACTATCCAAACACAATCCAAATTGATGGAACTACTGTAACTCCAAAAGTTCCAGCAGCAATCACGGCTGGTAACGCATCATCTATTGATGCTTATTCATTTACAATTATTAAGACTGCATCAGCAACATACACAGTTCTTGAAACACAAACTAAGTTTGCTTAAGGGGAGTTAGATGTCACCACTTGTTACCACACTGGCTGGTGCCAGTGCTAGAGGGTATGGAGCGTTATCAGTTCCACCCGTGCCAGTTGTGCCTAACTCATTTTCTTCTATTGCTAGTCAAGTAGCAGATGGCACAAGTGGCACGATTACTTTTAATAGTATTCCACAAACTTACACTCACCTTCAACTTCGGGTATACGCTGCTTCAGCCACAGATACTCAATTAGACGGTACAATTAACAACGTCACTAGTGAGGTTTACTACCACCACGTAAATGGTTGGGTTTCTAATGGTCGTTTTGATGAAAATACTGGACCAAGAAGTACTATGATATACGAAGCCCTTACTAGCCAAACTAACTTCTTTGCATCTTATGTTATAGATATATTAGATTACACGGGCTCTAAGCCTAAAACAACACGTGGTTATCAAGGGTTTGTTACAAATTCTTCAAGCATGCGAGCCTCAAATGTTTCTAATATGACTAGCCAAACTACTGCAATAACAAGACTTGATTTAATTGCAAGAAGTACTACTTTTCGTTCGGGCAGTGTTTTTGCCCTTTATGGTATTGGAGAATAAATATGCCAGGAACTTATGAACTAATCCAAAGTTATACTTTGCCTAGCAGTCAAGCCAACTACACTTTTACGGGCATTTCACAATCTTACACAGACCTTGTTTTTACTATGAGCGGAAGTTGCACTCTAGGTGAAGGTGCGCTTCTAATCCAAGTAGGAAATGGCTCAATTGACACAGGTAACAATTACTCATACGGATACATTTATTCTGCTGGGAGCAGTGTTGGTCGTGATTACCAACCGACTACAACAAGTGGCAGTGTTGGGCGAGTTGACACAACCAATGGTGCTGGATTAGTTCATATCAATAACTACTCAGGCACAAACGGATTTAAAACAATACTCTCTCATGGAGTCAACGGAGCAGTAGGGTTAGTGCAACTTCAACAGTCTACTTGGCGTAACACATCTGCAATAAACCAAATACGTGTATTCCCTGAACAAGGCGGGTCACTAAATACTGGATATAAACTTACACTCTACGGAATACTAAAGGCATAAACATGGCAAACACATATAAGTTTATTGGTAAAACTGTTTTAACATCAAATCAAAGTGCTGTTACGTTTTCAAATATTCCAGCCACTTACACGGATTTAATATTTTTTATTAGAGCCCGTCAAACAGGTGTTCAAGTTATTACCAACTTTCAAATGTTTTTAAACAATGGGCAAAGTGGTGGCTATTACGCTCAATCTATCTACTCACCTACCACTGCAACAGCATTTTCTTTTAATGAGTCTAATGGCGATAGGTGGGACCATATGTATTGCAATGCAGGAAGTTCAACCAGCGATATCTTTACAAATACTATGATGTACATAAATAACTACTCATCTACAACTCAACATAAAATGATACTAACAGAAGCAACTGCCGAGAACTTTGCTGCCCAAGGTCTTCTTCATACAGTAGGTCAAAAATGGGCTTTTAATAATGCTGTAGACAGGGTTGATTTTGATGGTGATGGCGCAAATCAAATAGTTAGCGGTACAAGTATTTATGTGTATGGCATCTAACAACAAACAAATCAACATAAGGAGAAAACATGTCTAGACCAACTAGATTAGAAGTAAACTGCACTACTGGTGAACAGACAGTCATTGAGTTGACTGATGAAGAAATTGAGCAAATGGAAGCAAGGGCTGCTGCTGATGCAGTTCGAAAAGAACAACAAGAGGCAATTGAATTAGCTAAAGCTGCAGCCAAGGCATCAGCAGAAGCAAAGTTAGCAGCACTTGGTTTAACTGCTGCTGAAATCGCAGCACTATAAAGGAGATATAAATGGACAGATTAAAATTAACAACAAAACAAAAGGCAATACTTAAGTCATACCTTCGTGGTGTATTAGTTTCATTCTTAGGATTCTTAGCAAGCAATGAACTTGGATTAGATCCAATCGTATCTATTGCTGTTGCTGCTATCGCAGGTCCTGCAGCCAAAGCATTAGACAAGACAGAATCCGAATACGGCATAGGTTCTAAAGAGTAATGACTACCAACGAATGGGCTGGTATCGCAGTAGCGGTAACCACAATAGTCGCCAGCTTTGCTGGCTCAGTTCGTTGGCTGGTAAAGCATTACCTTAATGAACTTCGCCCGAATGGGGGCAGCTCGATAAAAGATTCCATTTCTAGATTAGAAACTAGGATTGACAGTTTATATGAACTAGTGGCTGGAAAGAGTAATGAATGAAACCTGTAGTCAAGAAAGCCACACCTGCTGCAATTGCTGTGCTGCGCCAAGCGACGGAATTGTTTCCAAAGAGGAAGAAAGCAAGCGATGGTCTACTACCATCTGCTGCTCATCAAGTAGCCAGTCCTGATTCAGACCACAATACTGGTCTAGCAGTAGATCTAACTCATGATCCTATTGGTGGAGTAGATTGTAAAGATATTTACAATCGACTTAAAGAAGACAATAGAGTTTCTTATTTAATATTTGATAGTCGTATTTGGTCTAAACAAAAAGGCGATAGAAAATATACTGGCTCTAATAAACACATAAAACATTTACACATATCTATTAAAGATGAATGTGGTAATGACGCATCACCATGGTTTAAATGGATGGAACAACCAAATAAGAAGTAGGAGATAAAGCGTGGCAACAACCAACAAATATCTTAAAGGTGATTTGCCTATTGCAATTAGCGTTAACATCCCTACTGCGTTGGTTAGATACCAACGTGAGGATTTCGCTGCTAGTTATGCTATAGGTAATACTCCTTGGCTTTCTGCTGCTTCCGATAATAATAAAATTTCTAGAATTACTACGACATACCAGAAGGAACGTATTGACCAGAGCGCAACTGCTGGTGAGCAGTCGCTATCTAACTGGTGGTTAAGATCTGCAACCTCATGGCATCATGGTGCAGGCGAAAGATTCTATGACGCAGAGTCATCTGATCTATTTAGATTCTATGAATCAAACAACGTAGATCCTTGGACTCTTGGCGAGCTTTCATTATTGCCAGCAACCACACAATTAAGTACAGCAGCAGCATCTTACCCAGCAACTGTATCAGGTGGCACATTTTTTATATCAGGTGGTAACGTAAGTTTTTACAATGGTAGTACAACTACATCCACATCTTTGGCTACATCTACAACCGCACAGGTATTAACATCAGATGGAACCTTTGCAATTGTTGGAGCTAACAATGGTATATATCAAGTAAGCACAGCGTTGGCTGTAACTAAATTATATAGCAAGCCATCGGCAGTAACAACACAAACAGTTCAAGCAATTGCCTATGTTAAAGATAGAATTATTGCTGGAGTTATGCATGACTCTGCTGATGTACATGTATATGAATTAGGTAGGAACCCAACTTCTCCTCCTAATACAATGGCAAGTGGTGATATTAGATACACGTTTGCAAATACATCTTTAACTTTTAATTCAATTAGTGAACTGCCTGGATCTATTATTGTTGGCTATACACAAGGTGCCGTATCAAGAATCCAATCTTATACAATGAATGCTACCTCTGCAGTAGCTGCAATTAACGACCCTGTCGTTATTGCAGAGTTACCTAGGGGTGAATCTTTAAAGCAGGTTAGAGTTTACTTAAATGAGTTTGTTGTTCTTGCTACATCTAAAGGTATTCGTGTAGGTACAGTTGGAACAGATGGTACATCATTTACATATGGACCTCTTAATGTTACTGGTAATGTATCTGACTTAGCCTTTGACCAGTCTTATGTATACGGAACTAGATCTGAAACCGTATCTGGGTCTACTGGATTGTGGCGAATTAACCTAGGTCAAGCCGTAGGTAATGGCTATGCCTATGCATCTGATTTAGTTATTGATAGCAGTTCACCTAACGGTGTTGCATTTATTGGTACAACAGGACAAAAACTTATTACATCATCTACTGGTGTGTGGATTGAATCTGCTACAGTTAAAGCAACATCTGGTTATTTAAAGTCTGGCTGGATTAGATGGGGTACTAGTGAAAGAAAACAACCAGTATCTTTATTGATTAACTCTGAGGCAGACACTGGCGGTACATTAGGTTTTACTGTAGAAGACCAAGATGATCAACTTATAACTATTGGTTCAACTCCCCTTGGTATGAGCACTGAGATTACATTAGCTGGCTATGTCCAACCATCAGATCACTTTGAAATTACATTTAACTTTACTAGAGATTCATCTGATACTACTAAGTCACCTAAATTAGAAGAGTGGCAGATACGTGCATTACCTGCACCACAAAGATCTAGAACATTAACTGTTCCATTACTTTGTTATGAAGAGGAGCGAGACCCCAATGGCAATACCAGAATCTCAATACCGTGGGAACGGATTAGTTATTTGGAACGCATTGAACAAAATGGAGGAGCAGTACTCTACCAAGACTTTTCTAATGGAGAAGAAAGAATCTGTGTTATCCGTGCTATTCAATTTGAGCAAGCAGCACCTCCCACTTTTGCGAGTGGGTTCGGAGGAATAGTTACTATTCAGTTACAGACTATTGATACCGAACAAATTATTTCTTAATGGATACAAATAAATTATTGACACTTGTTGGACCAGATGAAAGAAGTGAGCTAGTTACGAAGGTTCGTATAGCTCTTAATGTTGCTGGCGATGATGTGCTTGATGCTCCCCTACAGGAAATGTTAAAAGGGTTGCAGCGTCGTATTGACATCCCAGCAGTCGGGTGCATCAATATAGCCACGCTAGATGCGCTCGCAGTTGCTCCACCTGAATGGTAGGGCTAAGAAGAGAGGGGGATCTTAATTGATCCCCCTCTTTTTTTGTTTCCTATTATCTTTCACGGCTCGCCTGAGCGAGCCTTTCCCACCCACCACCCTTTTACTTTATCAGATCTTTGGTATAAATGTGATTCGTGTCGCTACCAAAGAATGTCAGTTGGTTAGATTACTATTCGACTATGAACGAACTTCCTCCTCATAGATCTTATAGCCAGTTATCTACATGGCAGTCCTGTCCACAGAAATATTATCTTAGCAAAATAGCTATGGTTCCAGAGAAACCTGCGGTGTACCTTGCTGCTGGTTCGGCTGTCCACTCCATGCTGGAGTGGTTAAACCATGAGTTCTATAAGAAGCAACTTGGCAATTGACCAGCGTGGTATACCAAGCAATGAGTGTATCAACTGTGGTTCGGACATACAGGTCATTAGGGCAATCTTTAAAGATTACGAACTGGTCATGTGGTTTCTTGATTCCTTCTGCGCTAACTGTGGTTCTCCTATGACCGCCCCAACACCAGCCGATCACCCTGAGTACAAAGGAGAGACTGATGACTTCCTTTGATTTGACACAGAAGTGGCTTGAGGTATTTAATGATGCCGTCAAGGAGACCGAAGACAAGACAGGTATTCCCTCGACAGAGTGGAAGACGGCTGGACGCAAGACCACCTTGCGCCCAGACGGAGAAGATCTATCGTTTTGGCAAAGCGATGGACTCAAGCAGGTAGAGGCGTATCAGAAATGGTATGAGTCTTCTGGTTGGCAAATTGCTACGATGCCAGATGGTCGTCCTGGAATTGAATGGTCAGCAGATGTTCACTTCGGGGGAACACCAGTTCGATTTATTGTTGATGCGATCTACCAAGTAGGGGAAGACTTGGTAATCGTTGACTACAAGACAGGTTCTAGGACACCATTCGGTATGATTCAAGCAGGCTTATATGCTGCTGGTATTGAAAAAGCTTATGGCATTCGCCCCAAGTGGGGAGCATTCTTTATGACAAGATCAGGTTCGCTTGACGATCTAATAGATTTGTCGCACCTAACAATAGAATATTTTGATTATGTATTTGGCGCAATGAACCATTCAGTATTACAAGGATGGTTCCCACCATCCGTTGGCGACTCATGTCGCATGTGTTCATTCCAATCCCAATGCCCAGCCATGGGTAGTAAAAGTTTCCCATTGAAAATACCAACAACAAAGGGAAAGAAAGGATGAACATAGATGACTGAGTCTAAGTTCTCATATACAGGTAAGCTAAACAGTACTGACCTATTCACCGTCCGAGGTGACAGTGCTGCTGAGTTTGCTACTAACATGCAGGCTGCAGTTGAAGCAATCAAAGCAGCAACTGAACTACAGATCGCCCTTGGTGGTCGTGGTGGCATGACATCAATGGATAAATCAATGCAAGTACTAACTGCTAGTGGATTAAATCCAACTGTAGTTCCTGCTGGTATTGAAGTAATCAAAGATAGATACGACAATGAATGGACATATGGTCACCCAGATGCACCTGATCTACCAGATGGTAGAGGTAAGTACGCTAAGAAGAAGGGCGTATCGAAAGCAGGCAAGTCTTACATAGGTTGGTTTGATCCAGCTAAGGGACCAAAGCCATTTACTGTTGGCGCAGTAGAAGCAGAAACAATCTGGACTAAGTAATCCATGCGTACCTTATTGCAAGTAGTAGGAGTCGAATCTCCAGCAGGGCATGCCCTTCCTGAGATTCTTCCTCAACTCACCAGCAATCAAGTTGTATTCCGTCAGGCACAATTACACTTGGTTGCAGCGCAACCAGGTGGTGGTAAAACCATGCTTGCTTTATGGTACGCAATTACATCTAAGACTCCAGCATTATATTTTTCAGCAGACTCTGATTCAAGAACGATAGCCCTTCGTGCTGGTGCAATCCTAATGAATAAATCAGTAACTGATATGGAGAAGATGATGGACTCTGATGCATCTGTCTTATTGGAAGATGCACTGGCTGATGGTGCTTCACATGTTCGTTTTAGTTTTGACCCCTCTCCTTCTTTACAAGATATTGAAGAAGAGATTGAAGCTTGGATTGAACTGCACGGTGCTCCACCATCAGCAATCTATATAGATAACTTAATGAATGTTGCTGCGGTTAGCGACAATGAATGGACAGCATTGCGTGATGCAATGTCTGCGTTCCACTACATGGCTAGAGAATATGAATCAGCATTCATAGTGCTACACCATGTATCTGAAAATGAGAAGATGTCTAAGCCTAACTACCCAGCCCCACGTAAAGCTTTAATGGGTAAGGTCTCCGCCTTACCTGAACTAGTACTGAGCGTAGCGTTAGATGCTGTAGCCAATGCTTATAGAGTTGCTGTTGTAAAGAATCGCCATGGTAAGGCAGATCCAACGGCAGAAAATTATATAACTTTATCTGTTGAACCAAGTCATATGAGTTTATATAACTCTCCCACAGAATTAAACAGGGCAAGGACTTTGCGACAATGGAAGTAGAACTAACTGAAGATGAGATTATAGATTCACTTAGGTTTATCCACAGGGTAAGACAGAACAAGAAAGAGTTTGATGTTACGGATCGTAAGTTTGATAAAAATAATTCCTCGTATTCCGTTAATCTTATGGGTAGGCTGGGTGAGGTGGCATGTTCTAGGGTCCTTGGGATACCGACGGATAAAACGATTACGCCTGGCGGTGATAACGGACACGACCTCATATCAGTATTGGGTAAATCTATACAGGTTAAGACGTCAACATTATCGCAATTAATATTTAATGCACCAGAATTATTTATATCTGATGTGGCTGTACTTGTAAAATTTTCTGGGGATAAACAACTTCCACATGTGGATAGTTTGTTTGATGTAATTGGTTGGACAACACGAGAAAACTTCCTTGCTAATCATTACTTACATGACTACGGTTATGGCACTCGGTTAGTAATGGATGCTAACCAACTACAACCGATAGAGGTACTCATCAATGAAATATCCAGACTTCACTAGTGCAACTTGCAGAGGAATTGGTTTAGAGTTTTTCTTTCAAGAGCACAACAATGCTACAAGTAGTGAAGAACGGAAAGCCAAATCAATATGTAAGGAGTGTCCAGTAATGCAAGCTTGTTTAGAATGGGGTCTTGCCCATGAGTCACATGGTATATGGGGTGGCACTTCTCCAAGAGAGAGAATGCGAATCAGAAAAAAACTTGGTATAGAAGTTAAACAAATATTGGTAAGTCATTATGTCAACACCAAGTAAACGCAAAGGCTCGCAGTATGAGCGTGATGTATCCAAGTGGTTAGTTGCTAATGGTTTCCCTTGTGCTGAGCGGGCGTATGGTGCAGGTAGGCACGACGACGTCGGCGATATTGATGGCATAGATGGTGTTGTAGTAGAATGTAAGAATGAAAAGAAGATAGATTTGTCTGGGTATATGAAAGAGTTAGACAATGAAATGACTCATGCAGATGCCGAGACTGGAGTGGTACTAGTAAAGAAACGTGGCACAACAAATGTCTCAGAGTCGTATGCAGTAATGCCAGCGCAACTCTGGGTCGATCTGCTTAAACAGGCAGGTTACAATGGACATAGATAACAAGGTGACAGTTAGTTATCAAATGAAAAGAGGTAACTATGCGGTTGATTGCAATGACCGTAACAACGGTGATGCTTCTATTGATATCACCAGCAAGAGCGGACTCTCCGTTAATGACCTTGGAACATCGTATATCTACGCTGGACAAGGAAGAGGCGTTGGAGTTGGCTCTAACTACAGTAACGACAAACAAGAAAGAAGCTGCTTGTGCGAAGAAGATTGCGTACAAGGAGAGCCGTTACAACATCGACTCGTACAACAAATCGAGTGGAGCACGTGGAGTTTGGCAGTTACTCTGGGGAAAACCAGAGTGGTCAATACTCAAACAAACATCAGAAGCACACAAGTATGTGCTTCATCGGTACGGAACTTGGTGCAAGGCGTTCGAGTTCCATCAAGAAAGGAATTGGTATTAAATGAATCAACCTGAATTTCTTGAAGCAGTCTTTAATCATTATGGTTTAACCTTGCCACAAGGAGAGAAGTCTATTCTCTGTCCAGTGCATGATGATTCTCGTAAGTCTGCTTCAGTTAATTCAGACAAGGGTGTCTGGGTATGTTATGCATGTAACAGTAGTGGTTCTGGTATTCACATAATCATGGCTCGTGAGAAGCTAACATACTCAGAGGCTCGTAAGTGGGCAGAAAAAAATATAGGATCAGAAAAGAGTAAAGAGTTTGCCACGCCTATGCGTGGCAGAAGACGAACCAATGGTCGGTGGATACCGCCAAGATTGCGGAAGTAATGACAACCATCATTGGTATACAAAAGAATGATCATTGCGTTATAGCAGCCGACTCTCGTACAACTACAGAAAAGGGCAGACCATACTCTCATCCTATTATTACAAAGATTACTAAGCGTGGTAAGTATGTAATTGCAGGAGCTGGCACAACCATGCCATGCGATACCATCCAACATATCTGGAAACCACCAGCACTACCACCTTCAATTAAAGATCCATATCATTTTATGATTACAGATATAGTTCCTAGTATGCGTGAGTGTTTGAAAGAAAATGGTTGGGTAGCAGATGAAAAGTCAGATGACTATGAGTTTTTATTTTTAATTGCAGTTAATGGAACTATCTATGAAATAGATGATACCTTCTCGGTATTCTTGCGTGATGATGGTGTGTATGGAATAGGATCAGGATCTTCTTATGCAGTAGGTGCGTTACAACAAGGCGCAACTTGGCGTAAGGCGTTGCAGATAGCAGCGAGGAATGATGTGTATACTGCACCTCCATTCTTAATGCACAGACAGGAGAAGAGGTAGTGGGAAGACTTAGTTTATATGTAGGGTTTAATCGTATTTATTGTTGGGGTCTTGGTATTACTTACCACACTATGACTTCAGTATATGAAGATTTAGATTCACTTGATCTAGTTGAATATATAGATGCCAGAGTAATGCGTTTTGATTTCTTAATATTTTATATTAACTTTACCTTATGGGCGAAGCAGGAGTGGGATGAGAATTAATCCAAAGCTAATTGAACTATGGACTAGAGCAGCCAAGCAATACCACGAGAGCCTTGCTGGTTCACCAGCAGAGGCTTACTTAAAAGAGCGTGGGATTCTTGATGGTGCTAGTCGGTTCATGCTTGGATATGTAGCAGAGGTAGCACCTGGGCATGAAGATAGAATCAAGAATCATTTATCTATTCCATATATAACTGAGGCTGGGGTAGTTGGATTTAAGTTCCGTCGTATTGACGGAGGAGATCCCAAGTACATGATACCTACTGGTCAGAAGCACCACCTATATAATGTTGATGCAATACTCAACGCAATTAATAAAGTCCTAATAGTAGAAGGAGAAATAGATGCAATCAGTGCAACACTTATTGGTCATCCTGCTGTCGCTGTTGCAGGAGTTAACGCTTGGAAGCCTCACTTTGCTCGTTGCTTTGATGGGATAGGTACGGTAATAATCTGTACTGACAATGATGCCAAAGAAGATGGGTCAAATCCTGGGCAGGAATTAGCTAGAAGATTACAAGATGCAATACCTCAAGCAGTGCGTGTGTCGCTACCGCCTGACAGTGATGTTAATAGTATAATTTGCAGACAAGGAGCACAAGCATTGACTGACTTAGTTAATGCAATTAACTAGAAAGGTGCTCTGTTGGCGACTGATAAATCTGACCAGTTAATCCTTGAGTTTGAAGAGGATGCTCAGAAAATATATGATGAGTTACTGGCTGTTCTTGTAAAGAAACAAATAGATTATGGTCCATTCAATATCTGGAATGCACCTGGCGGTGCAACTAATGGGTTAATGGTTCGTATGTCAGACAAGCTTGAGCGATTAAAGAATCTGATATATAAAAATATTAAACCTAACAACGAATCATTAGAAGATTCGTTCGTTGATATTGCAAACTACGCAATCATTGCATTGATGGTGCAGCGTGGGGTATGGGCTAAGCATGCCAAGAAATCGGAATAAGACTTACGAAGAGCAACGGATCTCAAGGATCCGCTCTTACGGAATAAGTGTTGATGATTATAATCGTATGCTTGAAGAACAAAACGGCGGGTGTTATATCTGTGGAAAATCATATACGCATCGTGCTCTTGATATTGATCATGACCATACTACTGGCAAGGTACGAGGTCTCTTGTGCTCGGCTCACAATAGAGTATTAGGTCTACTCAACGACGATCCAGAGTTGCTGCTACTAGCCCATGCATATTTAATTAAAGACCATGACTGAGTTAAGCCGTGATCATCCTATATGGGATGAAGTTAATGAGATTAATATATCAATAGCTTGGGGTTTGTCCAAGCGTTACCATAGATTTGTAGAACTTGCAGACATAAGACAAGCAATGAATGAGTACGCATGGAAACGTAGAGATAAAGTTGCACAGTATTTAATTCGTGAAGACCCTATTGAAATCAAGCAGGGATACAAAGCATTCAGTACGTTCATGCGTAGGGCTGGCGAGCGATACGCTCGCAAAGAGAAGGCTCGCACTCTTGGTTATGAACTAGGTGATGAATACTTCTATCGTCTAGATTTAATTGAGAATCTAATTAAGGTTGCTGGTACTGACGAATCATACTTGGCTAACCAAGTCTTCGATCCAGATGTACATGGGGTCAAGGCGAAGAAGCCAGCTAATGAAGGCAACAATCTGGCAGCAATGATTGCTGATGTGGATAGAGCAATGAAGAAACTAGATCCCAGAATGCAAGGCATACTGACATCTAGATTTGTGAACGACATGCCACTTGCGGACATAGCTGAGGCTTGGGATATCTCACCTCAACGTGTAGAACAATTGGTTGCAAAAGGAATAAAAGAAATAGCAGACAAACTCGGAGGGGTAACACCATACTAATGAAAAAGAAACCATTTTGGAAAACAACTAATCCAAAGAAGACATCAACACCACTAACACCTGAACAAAAATCTGAGGCACGTGCTCGTGCTAAGGCAGCAGGTAGACCGTATCCAAACCTAGTAGACAACGCAGCAGCAGCGAGGAAAAAGAAAAAGAAATAATGCCAACCTATGATTTCAAATGCAACGACTGTGATTCAGTTGTTGAACTAATCATTACTGATAATCCATTTCCTAAGTGTGAGAAATGTGATGCCACATTGACTAAAGTATTTACACCACCAGCCATTCACTTTAAAGGTGGAGGATGGGGCGGTGACCATGTCAAAAGTTAAATCAGTTAAAGATAGGATCATGGTTACTTGGTGTGACAATGGAACTACTGATGGAAAGTTTACTCAAGGACTTGTGTATACAATTCTAACTAGTGGTGTACCTATTGTCTCAGCTCAGCGTGTGCAAGGTAATCAGATAGGTAGACAAAGAGAGACTGCATTTAATACTTGGCATAAGAAGACAGACATTGAATGGATCTTGTGGGTAGATTCAGATATCGTTCTTACGAACGAGGCTGTGCAAAAGTTGTGGGCTTTGGCTGATGCCAAAGATAAACCAGTTGTTACTGGCACATACTTCATATCTAAACAGAACGAGCAGGCACTCATGGAACCATACCCTGCGCTGTTTATAGCCCACCCTACAGATAAATACATGATGTCTTATGTTCACCCGATAGAAGAGAACGCTGTGATGAAGGTTGATTACGCTGGCTTTGGATTCCTTCTCATGCACAGGTCAGCAGCTGATACGATACGTAAGTTTCATGGTGACAAACCATTGTTCATGGAAACTTCTACTGGTAAAGAAGGTTTAAGTGGCAGGGATGAGTTCATTGGTGAAGACATTCAGTTCTTTATGGCAATGAAGGAGGCTGGTGTTCCACTCTATGCTCATACTGGAGCAACAGTTCAACACATGAAACGATTTGCATTTGATATAGAGTTTTATAAATTATATTGGGTTACGCACATGGTCGCAGGCGAGAAAGAAAAAAAGGCGGAGGCATAACGCCCCCGCCTTTAGTTTATTTCTTGGATACAGTAGAGAAGAACTCTCTACTCTTTGCATCTAGATTCTTTAAGGTCTGATACATCTCCGTCTTACCTCGTTCGTAACCATAATGGTTACCAACCCAGTATGCAGTTAAACCTGCAAGGATTTGCATCAGTAATGTGAATCCATTGTAAAACATTATTGTGCTCCTATTCTTTTGAGTAGGTCGTCTGGATTTTCCAGACGAACTATTGCTCCCTTACCACCTGTGTCAGGTGATGAAAGATTAGGGAAGAACTTCTCCGCTTGTAAGCGGGTGTTGAACTCACCCCATGCTTGTACTGGAACCCAGTCTGCCAACTTTGCTACGACAATAAACGATTCTCTCTTGGTCCTAGATTTATCTAGAGCCTCAATGATTTCAATCGCTAGTGCCGTAGCATCTTCGGAGTTATCTGCGTCTGGATCTAGTAGCTTCGCTACTAGTTTTATTTCAGTTGGGCGTGGCTTACTCAAGAGTAAACCTTTATGCATTGCACAACCTGTTGATGTTGCAGTAGTTCTTCTTGTGCTTTGTCTTCTGTCTTCGCTTCTATTACTGCATTGCAGTATGGACAGAAGATTGCATTCCATACTTCATGTATCATGATTACTCCTCCACTACCTTGTGTTCATTAACGATGATGTCACACTCATCAGGTGTGGCTTCGGAGAAGTAGTAGAGGTGAGCACCAGCGATGAACAAGACTTCTTGTTCGGTGTCACCACTACCCATGGTGTCGTGATACGGACAGTACCACGACCACCCAGCCAACTGTTTAACCTGCAAACTAGGTGGTCTAGTCTGCAGGATATCTTTACTTATTAACTTACCCATTTGTATTCTCCTCTGGAGACATAACAACAATGTCAACCATTGCTTCCTCTGCCTCCTTGTGTATGTCTGACTCTATAAGTTCGGGCTCATCTTTTTCTCCTGCATAAATATGCAGGTAATCAAGAGCCTTGATTATGTAGTTAGCCATGCGAATAGATATCTTTGGTGGTACGAAAGGAGTTGGATTATCCAACTCCTCTGCATACTTTTGTAATGGATTATCCATTAGATTCCTTTCGTCAGTAGTTCAAGAGCTTTGCTCTTGATGCGGTCAGCAGAACCAGTAACGATACGCTCTGCTCGTACTGACTCAGCCTTGTGACTGTAGTGATCTGCATACTCCACGATAGATTGGAACACACCGAACCTAGTTCCGTATAGTTCCTCTTGTGTACCAGTATCACCACGATAGATTGCTTTAGCAGTAGACCTTGCTACCGTTGCTGAGTTGAACTGACGCTTCTGCCCTGCACTTAACAATGCATAAGGTGAGTTCTCAATGATGCTTGGGATCGACCACATCTTACTAAAGATATTGTCTACCTCTGCATCTGTTAACTTCTCGTTGATAAGTTTGTTACCGATAAGTTCGTAGAACTTAATACCCTCATAGGTAACAGGGATGATGCGTTTGATATCCTCAATGCGGAACTTAGCATTGGTTGTGTGCTTGAGTGTGTATGTTCCAGCCTTAGCAAAGATACCTGCTATCTGATTGGTACAACGCAAGCGTTGAATTGATGGTGATATTTGTAGTGCAGTTGAACCATCGTGTGATGTCCTTGCTACAAGGTAGCAGGAGTGAGGGTCGTTGGCTATCTTAACTTCGTTAGGTAGCTCGAGCACCATGTATACCTGCGCTCCACCCCTTACCTCACCAGCATATGCATATCTTGCATCGCCTGAATCAACCAGTGCATCTAGACCTGAGAACATCTCCTCATTCTGGAACACCTTGTATCTACCACCGACAGTACCTAGTACTGACTGTGTTGCATCCTTATTGGTACGGACTGTTGCGAATGTTGATGGCACTTCGAGGGTGTTGACACCATCATTCGTTACGGCTAACGCTTGTACGTCAGCCAGTTGTACATGCCAGTCGAGACCAGCCTGTTGTGCTGCATCCTTTGCAGATGTAGCGGTTACTGCCTCGCCAATAATGCGGTATGCACTACGGCGACGAGGGTTGGATATTACTGTACTCATTTGTTTCTCCTGTTCGTTTGGTTGTGGGATTAGTATCTCATACTCGGTTGTTGAAATCAACAACTGCATCTGAGAGTGTGTCGAAGTAGTGACCTTGAAGGGTCGAAATACCTTCGCTATTTACATACGCTTTCCATGTTACATATGGGTCAGCTTTGCGTATGGTCGGGACTTGCTCCTGCTTATTCAGTACCCAAAGGCACAGGACAACATGAGCATCATCGTTTAGTGCTGGCTTATGGTCGATGATAACTGCCCCATTGGGGCAGATACCACCTCTTGTTACGGATGACCTCATATTCTGGTCACACTTTGTACGCTTACTCGATCAATGAACACATCACTCTGTTCTACATCATCATTCTGTAATGAGAATGGTGCATCATCGGTGAACCATAGGTTCTTTACTTCTTCCTTTGCATCATCCTCACTCTCAGCCTTGATCGTGAATGTGGCATCCACATACAGGCTTACCTTCACTTCGTACGTATGTTCGAAGGTGAGAGGTGTTCCGAATGTGTCTGTGATTACCTCATTTATATACTCGAGTGGGATATCATCAGTAAGTTCACAATTATTAGCGGCAATGTAGTCGTTAATACGTGTGACTAGGTCACGCACTTTAGTGCGTTGTGTATACAACGTCTCGGTGAGTGTGCCTATCTTGGTATTCAATGAAGCAATCTCTGATTGCGATTCATTGGCTGGTGTTCTGTCTATCATGGTCATACTCTTGCACCTACCTTTCGTAGTCGTTCATCTATAGTCATGGCTGTTGTGTCATAACTGTTTGCACCTTCTCCATCTGCGCCTTCCAACCACAGAATTACATTCTTATGCCTGATGGTCGAGCCATCACCGTACAAGCTCATGAGTAAGGCACCTGCTGCGTAGTCGTACACCTCAGCAATTACCTCACCACTTGGATCACATACTTTTACCTTCATTTGTTTGCTCCTTCCGTTGGCATTGGGCGCACAGTTGCACCCCATGTTTGCTTGTTCCTTGCTTGTGCTCGTAGGTCAAATGCTTTTTGCATCAACCCACGACCCATTGCTTCGGCTTGGTCAGCCAATGCAAACAGTTCTGCTGGTGTCATATCTTCATTCATTTGTTTCTCCTTTCGGTTGGTGTTGCTGCCACTATCTAAACAGATCTTTGATCTGTTATCAATGAAAGACTGGTGCGCCCTACATAACTAGGGTGACCCCATGTCTCGAGCATGTTATCGCTTGTCTTGTGGTCATTAAGTAATGCATCAGCCAGACTACATACTTCCTCTGGAAAATCTATCCAGTTTTGTGCGTCGTATGTTAACTCCTCACCTTTAGGTGTGAGTATTCGTGCATCTATGTCTACGACTTGGGCTGTGCCATCATCGTATTCTTCTAACTCACCCCATAAGTGGATGCCCCACTCTTGGTTAGCAACTGTTATCCAGTTGTATTGTGTTATGTCAGTCATTGTTTATCTCCTTTACCAGTTGGTTATCCTTGAGATACTCAAGGGTAAGTTCGTCGATAGTTTCATAGTCCAATCCGTAGTAATGCTGACCCATATCTACGAACCAATTGTCCTTGACAATTTTGTCGAAGGCTTCTTCACGAGTGGACAGTAGGGTTAAGTCGTGAAGTTCTGGTCGCTTGTATATATCTTCAAGCGATTGCCATATGGCAAGGTCTTGCATGCCTAGGCGGTGCGTTGCTTCTCGATACTGATCAAGTAAGAAACTTACTTGTTCGATACGGAATGATGCGTTCATTTGTTACCTCATTTCTTTGTTGAACTGAATCGGATATCGGCTTTGCCGAATACACATAGCCCGCAACTAACACAGGCTGACCCGCTCTTGGATATGAGTGGGATTTGCTTAGTCAATGCTGGACATTTAGCACCAACTGAGCCAGTTATGCGAAGCATTTCATCCTCCGCATTTGCGAATGTGTCTGACAGCCACGCTAGTTTGGTGTCTGTCTCTCGCCGAACTTGTTCGGCAATGTGTTTGTTCTCTTGGTCTGCGCTGTAATACAGCGACAGATTGTCAAGCCCTGATAGTGAGTAGGCTGCGGATCGCACTCGTGTGTAGCACCAGAACTGTATCTCTGGGTGCATCATGATTACTTTCTGCCATGCATACTCGTAAGTTGTGTTGAAGAAGTCGCCGTCCCAATGGATGCGGAATAACTTCGGGGCATTCCGTCTCTCACAATCCTTGATGAAATCAATCATCATGTCATCAAGTAGGTCAACCATTTGGTTGACATCAGCGTCCTTTAATAATTGCCAGTTGTGAACGAGAACTTCTCTCACTCCCTTATATACACGCTCGAGCTTGCCTGCATAACACACCTTCTCGCAGATACTTGTGGCATCAGGACATGAGAAGGCTTTGCCTGCTGGCAAGCCGAAGGTGTTGCGAATTGCTGAAGCCTTGCCACTTGGCGAGACTAGGTTGGTGACTTTGCGGTCATGACTTCTAAGTAACGACAGCATCTTGCTCCTTTCTGTTGGTTAATTGTTGCCCTATATTTAAAGCACATCTTTGATGTGCTATTTATTGCGGATAGCCCACGCTAAATCATCTGCGTATCGTCGGCTATCAGCCCATGCATTCTCTCCGTAAAAGTATTTGGTTCTAACATTAGAACCACCTACCTTGAAGAAGAAGTCGTCGATATCAGCAGTGAATACTTGGACATACTCATTGCCGTTCTCGTGTGGGATCCATTGCTTAACCTCACCCACCTTTGGCTTTGTTAGTCGTGATTTATACATTGCTTATCTCCTCTCCTTCTACATAGCCTTCGGCTAGTAGTCCTTCAAAGAAATCCCATATCTTTATGAGACCTTCTCGTATCTCCGTGTCATTAGGCGGGAGATAGAACTCTGCCCCATTCAGGGCAGAGCCGAACTTCTGTATGTCCTCATACTTGTATCCCATCATGCCTTTACCTCCTCGTTAATGGCGTAGCCATTTGCTACGCACTTGTGTTGTCCAGTATCGTCGTCGTATTCATCCCAGTATTCTTCGCCGTGTTGCCATTGGGTATCACATGAGTAGCACTTCTGAGCGAACTCATTGACTACCTTGCTAACTCCGTTAATGAACTCCACTTCACCACCCCAACCTGTCTCCTCCTCAAACTCAAGGTCAAACTGGACATCAGGGTATTGTGTTGACAGGGTAATGAATGCCTCTTCAGCAACACCCCAAGGGGTGTTGAACCTATACTGAAGTGATGTCTCGCTCTCCTCCACGAGCTCGGAATCGCTGGCGTCCCACTTGACACCCCAATTGGCAATGTTCCAGTTATACCAATTGAGTGGGGTGTCTCCGTATGCCTTGCCTTCTGACCAGCCTTTGGCTGTGTGGTATTCGTCCATGTTGTCGGGGCGAATGATGTTCCAAAAAGATAAATCTTTTTGAACTGTTTGTGTTGTCCATGTATCAGACTTAAGGTCTTGATACTTGTCCTCATAAGGAGCAGATAACTGCGCCTTAATCTTGGCTATTACTTGAGGCTCTGCCTCAATTAGTAGTGTGTTGTAGCACCAGTTAGGCATCTTGGTATTCCCCTTTCGCTAGTCCATACTTTACGAATGTATCAAAGGCAACTCCGTCAACAGTTTTCTTGACGAAGTCAATCTCTACGCATGGATCCCACGAGTCTGTCATCTCTGTGGTTGCGTAGATACCGAAGCCAGTCTCTGACTTCCATTGTTCTCCAATTAAATTGGAGATGACGATACGAGTGGCATAAGAAGCATCATCCCAGCGTGGCTCTGCCACAGACAAAGCGCAAGCCAAGTCAACTTCCCATGTATCTGCGCCCCAATGTGAGTAGAGCACCACCTTTGGTGATGCTGGTTCTCCGACTGCTGTTTCATCTTGAATAAAGATGAAGTTTATTCTTGCTCCCATATTTATTCCTCCTCGTCTTCATTACTGCCGAACATCTTTTGCCAGCAGGTATTACATGTGCCAGAGATAAGTAATTCCCTATCTCCGATAGGTAAATCAGGGAAGATATCTTGCATGAACATGCGCTCAGAGCGAGGCTTGTCCAATTCATCTGCTTGCCATTGCTCGCACTCTATGTATGAGAATGTGCCACATAAGCGACAATCAACGGATAGATATGTGGTGATTTTTTGCGTTGCCATGTTTGCTCCTTTCAGAAGCGACAAAAGAGGGGATAGCGATTTGCTACCCCCCCTAATAAGCAGACTAAAGTCTGCTATCTTTGACGAGCGAGCCACTCCCGAACTGCCCGCCTTGCGACAAGCATTCCGATAGTGAAGCCACTCAAGAAGAGGGCTATTGCTAAAGCAATAAGGTCGGTATAAAGCAGAGGTAATGTGGTCATGCGACCACCTCTAACTTTGCCCAGCCACCTGAGTTTTCATTCAGTTTGGCTATTGCTTTTTCTACCTCTGGTAGAATGAGGTCTTGCGCCATTTGAGTTAAGAAGGAGACTCTGTCTCCTTCAGGTAGGGCAAGGAGTTTCTTTACTGTTGAGTTGCTTTCGTCAACTACAGTTTGTAGTTGAAGCGTGTATGGGTGTGTGATGGTAGTCATTAGGCGACACTTCCTTTCAGGGTTAGGTAAGCCTTTGGCTCAACCTTCGCAATCTCGCTGGCTACAAGCGTGAAGTTTGGATATGCCTTGAAGGCTGATAGAATTGCCTCAATCTTCTTTGAAGATTTGGCGGTGTTGGTGGTGATACGCACCTTTGCGAAGATGCGCTTGCTATCTGCTTGGCTGACATGAACAACGCCGTTCTTAACGACGCCGACTAGTGTCTTACTTTCAACTGTTCTCATGGTGTTCCTTTCGTCAACTGCCAAACCGATTTGATTTGACCCCCTTATCTAAGCAAATCTTTGATTTGCTATCAATGAAAGACGCACACGATCACACGAGCTCGCACATGCGAGCAGCCACCTGCTCATACGCATATGAACTATTACTTGCTCATGCGTGAATCTCGCATGCGCCCGCACATACATACACACATATACATACATACACACAGGCGCACACATACATACACATACACACACAGCAGGTAGACACTCCGTTCATTTACGCTGGGTATTTGACATTGGGCTGGAGGTATGAGATAATTCTCGGTGTCAGTTGAGGTGGTCTCAACGACGCTGAAAGGAACAGCAAGATGAGTAATATCTACATGAACGCAGACCTGTTCGCCGACCTAACCGCAGAGATTGCGCTGGTCAAGAAGTCTTACAACATTCCCACGCTGGAGCATGTGCCTGAGTTTGAACTTAGTTCACTCGCAGAGGCTCACGCAGGCGACCTTGTTCGCAAGGGCAAGCATGTTGGTATCGTGTTTGATGTTCAATCATGCGGGGGTAATGAGGCTCTCGCAATCGTATTCAATAGTGGGCGTGTGGCTACACATACACGCAAGGCTCGCTAGATAGATAGTCAGGCGAAGCCCTGCGCTCAGTAGCATGAGCGTGGGGTTTTGTCAAGTCTGAGCGTGTTTTTCTGTGGGGCAGGGGGCGACCTTTGCCCCTTTTTTTGTGCGCTCGCCCTAGCCGACCCCCACCATGTTTAACACCACCCCCC